ATACTGGTGCCACGCCCCGAGAGAGGGGCAGGCCGAACATCAATGAGAAAGGATTCGAAAGAAATGACCGTCCTTCTGTACGCGGCACTCTCCATCGTCGCCGTCAACCTCTTCGCCGCCTTCATCTACACCTATCTTCACCGTGGTGCAGGCCTCACTATCTCCCTTGTCGGGACCATCCTCATATGCATCGGTCTCACCTACGCCACACTCAACGACGTACCCGCCACCAAGCCGGCACCCGACATCACTACAGACATCGCGACACAACCTGCGTCACCGACGCCCTCCGCTATCCACCCCAGTTTGGACCCGTCCGCCGTTTCCCGTGAAACGCCCTCTCCTGCTCCCGCAGAGACGCCGAGCAAGCGGCCCGCCTACACGAAGGCGCTGCCCCGTCACACCGAGAAGGCGCCCGTCCACCGCCACCACTTCGACGACCGTGAGAAAGAGCTGCAGAAGGAACAGCGCGGCACTGATCCCGGTGCAGGCGGCTGCGACGACATCGCAGCAGGCGGGTGCGAGTAGCATGATCCCCCACAAAGTCGTCCTCCTATGCACCTTCATTCCGATGCTCGCGCTGATTTGGTACGTCGCCTACATGGATATCGTCCGAGAGAAGAACATCAAACTCGGCGCTGCAACGCTTTCCTTCATCTCATGTCTCACAACGCTCATTATCACCGGAACTGTAGCAGGATGGATAAAATGATCAGTTCAGCACTCATAGCCCTGGACGAGCACCTCTACCAGAGCCTCCCCCACCACTCCGAGATAGCCGGCACCTTCGGCTGGCACATCGCACATGACAGCGTCTACGTCACCGACTCGCTCCGCGACGATACGCCCGTCCTCGCCGTCGTACCCCTCGTCTACGAAGGCCAAGACTGGAACGCCGCCATGATCGGCTGGGTCGCCGCCCCCGTCAAGGCGCGGGGCAATGAGCGGATCTTCTTCTTCCACCTGCTCATGACCCGTATCTCCGAATTCGCTTCTGAGTACCGCCTGTCCCCCACCCCCGCCGCCTGAGACACCCCTCAGGCGCACAGAAAGGCCCCTAGCAGCTCGCTAGGGGCCTTCCCTGTAGGGTTTGCCTACCCGGGCCGTTTCAGGCCCTTAGAATCGAATCTAGCGCGTATTCGCCGCCGCCAGCGCCACACCCAAGAACCCCGCCAAGGCGGGGGCCACGAGCGCAGCCTGTTCTCCCGTCAGCCAGCCGCATGCCGTCGCCGCCGGGATCAGCCCCGTCAACGCCCTGTACAGGTACTTCCGGACCGTCAGGCACTTCGTCGTCCCCGTCGTGTCCACGAGGTCCCCGTCCCCGGCGGGGCGGCCGTCCGACTCCACAGCCTCAGCCGCGGCTTTCGCCGCCGCAGCCCGCTGATCCGCCGTCACGCCGTCGTCGATGTCCAGGTGCTTAGCCATTGTTCTTCTTCACCTCCGCTTGGATGTCGTTCAGCTTCGCGACGACCTCTTCCAGCGCATTGTGGCTGGCCGCCGGGTATCCGAAGCCCCAGCCCGGCACCGTCAGAAGGTCATTCACCTTCGCCACCGTCGCATTCACGCCGTCCACGGCGCCTTGAAGGCTCTGCACGGCCTTCTGCAGGTCGCCCAGCGCATTCTGGGATGCCGCGGGGTAGCCGAAGCCCTCCCCGGGCACCTTGATGTTCTCGTACAGCCAGCTGAGCATGTTGTGCTCGTCAGGTGTCAAATCGTCCTCCTTTACCTGCGCGTCATCCGGGATGAACCTCCGGACCATGATGATATTCGCCGAGCCAGTCAACCGCGGGTCCGACAGCCTGTGCAGCCTCGGGCCCCTGCCGGGCCCGCCGTGTCCCCACGTCAGCCCCGGGCCCGCGTAGAGCTCCACGTGGCTTATCCGCCCCGCGAAAGCGCCCGAATGCCAGCCCATGCAAATAATGTCGGCCGGGCGCATAGCGTCTTCGTCCAGCTCGCGCCAGCCGGAACACGACTGCACAGCTGCGCCGTTCCGTGCGATGTCGAAGCTCCGCTCGCCTATTTCGACGCCCGCGCACTGCCGGTAGGCCTGCGCTATCGTAGAGCTGCAGTCCCCCCAGCCGTAGCGCTCCGGGTCTCTGCGGCGGTAGTCGTTCGTGTAGCCGAAGTCACCGTCATGCTTCGCCATCCACGCCACTATGGCCGTCCGCACGTCGTGCGCATGACTCAATTGCGTTCAACCTCCTTTCGATCAGGTCGAGTCTCGTCTCAAGTAGCGTCAGCCGCTCAAGTATCCCCGGGCGCCGCTCGGCGCCCGGACGCTCTTCCTCCCCCATCATGTCATCGACGAAGTGGAGGAAGCGACGGGCCTTCGGGGTGAGTGCGGCTACCAGCGGTAACACTACCGCCAGCGCCGTCCCGAAGCCCGTCAACATCGATTCGGTCATAACCCCTTGTATACCTCCTTAACGAACAGGTTCCTCGTCGTTAACTTATCGAACCGCACCCGCCCAGACGCATAGGCAGCTCGGATGTTCTTCAAATACGAGTCGCTCGTCGTGAGTAGCCTCGTAGTCTCGTCCACCCTCGACGGCGTCAACGTGAACTGGTTAGGGTCGCGAGGCAACCCCTCCGCCACGTACCACACCGTCAATTCCCGACCCAGCCAGAATGACAACGGCCTCGAACCGCCCACGATGGACAGCGAATACATCGCCGACGGCGGCTTCGCAGCCACCATCTCCAAGCCCCCATCCCTGAACGTCGAATCGATCATGTATCGTGAATTCTCATCATCCTGACGTCGCAGGAACGCCCCGAAGCGCGTCTTCGACACTTGCTGTGCGAACTCTTCACTCCTGTCCGTGTGCACCGCCCAGAATCGGTCCGGGCCCGGCTCCACCGTGAACTCAGCTTCCGGGACAATCCCGTACTTGACATAGTAAGGATTCGTCAGCGAAAAGGCGTTCGCCAGGAAGTACACCCGTACGCGGTCGTCCCAGCGGTCCACTGTCGAATACAGGCCCTCGAAGATCGCAGCCTCATCCGGCAGGTAGTGCGTGGCGCCCTTCTCAAGGATGAACTCGTCGAAGATGATGTGCTTCACCTTCTTAAGCGAGACCGACTTGAGCATCTGCGCCGCCGACAAGTAGACGACCTGTCCGATGGGCTGTGCGCCCTTACCCGACCCGGCATAGGCTACCTTGCCCTTCACCGACAGTTCGACGCCGGGGAACTCCCAGCGGATGTCGTCGAAGAACGTCTTGAACGTCGCCGCCTCTCCCTTGAACCGGCGAAGGTAGACGAATTCGTCGCCGTCTTTGATCGCCTTCTTGATCACACGCTTCTTGAACGCATACGTCTTACCCCTGCCGCGGGCGCCCGTCACGAAAGACCACGGCGTGTTATAGGAGAGGATCCGGGACGGGTCGTAGTAGGTGAACTGTGCGCCATCAGTCGTTGATATACCGTTTGACACACCAACCGATCCCCCTCGTATCTCTGATGAACTTGCTTAGGCTGTTCTTATGCGGACCCGGCACGGTGCCGTTCAGGCCGCCTCCGTGGCCCCACGTCAAGTCCCCGCCGGCGTACATTTCGACGTGGTCGACGCCTGCACGGCCCGATCCCCAGTCGTAGAAGACCAAGTCGCCCGGCTTCATCAACGACAACTGCTGTGCGCTGATACTCTTCGCTGTGTTCCAGTTGATCACGAACACGCCGTGGCCGTTCGCCGATTGCGCGACCGTGTTGCCGCCGATGTCGATGCCGCACACGTCCAGGTAGGCACGGCGGCACGTCGAACTGCAGTCGCCGACGCCCGACCTGTCCGGATCGAGGCGCCCGGCCCCGTTGCTGTAGCGGAATTTGTTCTCGCGGCTCGCCATCCAGTACACAAGCTTCTGCCGTGTCTCCGACGTGCCCGGCGCCAACTGGCCCCCGCCCCCGCCTGTGCCCGGCGCGCCGTTCTGTCCGCCCGGCGCGCCGTTGGTCGGCGGCGGAGTGCCGGCGCCTCCCGGGCCGGCCACGAACGTGCCCCACCCGGTGGGCGCGCACTGCACCCTCTTGCCGTCGGCCATCGTCGCCACCATGACGTTCCCCCACGCCTCCACCCGTGCCAGCTGCCCGGCCGAGTCGTTGTTGGCGAGCGGCTGATTGGCACCGGGGGCGCCGTTGCCGCCGTCGCCCTGAGTCGGGTTCGGCGGCGCCGCCCCCGGCGGCGCCGCGATGTCCACGCCATCCGAGTTCCACGCCTTGATGATGCTGTAGGCCGTGTTGTAGCGGTTCCGGTATCGGCCGAAGACCGGCTCGTTGAGCGCAGCGGCATGCCACCTGTCCAGCGTCGCCGGCCCTATCTGATTGGCGATCCTCATCGCCCTCACCGGGGTTTGATGGTAGGCGACGAAGAAGAAGATCATCGACTGGGCGTCCCGGTCCGGGTCGAACCCGAACTTGCGGGCTATCTGCACGTAGCCTTCCAGGTCGTCGGCCATTTGCTTCTGCTGGATCTTATAGCAGGCGCGCAGCACCGGCTTGACTTGGCTATCCATGTAGTTCGGAAGATAGTAGTGGGGCCAGTCTGTGTTGTTCGCGTCTACCCGGGAGCGCAGCTCGGCAGGCAGCTTCGCATACTCATCGGGCGCCTCCCGCTTGATGCGAGCGAGCAAGTTGTAGGCTCGGCCCCCGAACCACTGCCCGATCCCAATCGTAATCGGATCATTGTGGTTGATGTCGTCGTACCGCATGTTCGATTCGACGGTGCCGATCGCTTTCACTGCGACTGCTTTGGCTTTAGCGTCCCATGCCATGCCCCGTTCGCCCCCTCCTCCTTAAGAGGGCCCGCCCGCTGGGCGGGCCCTCGTTCCACGCGAAACGATTACAGCACCGACCACGTAGCGCTGATATTGAGGTTGCCCGACCAGCCCTTCCACGTCTGAAGGTGTTGATTCGGGTGGACCTGGAACGGAATGTCTTCCGTTCCAGACGCCCCGCCTCTCGCGTTAGCGTTCACATCCGCACGCGGCGCCGCCCACTCGGGGATCTGGCCGAGATCGGCGCCCACCGATATGGACTGGCCCGAAATCACGCCGGACAGGCTCACGATGCCGCCGTTCAGGCGCAGCGTCAGCGGCGTTTCCGTGTGCTGTGCGCCCCCCGACAGGCCGATCCTGTAGTTCTGCGACACGGGCACCGGCTCGTTGCCGTACTGCAAGTAGTTGCCCGCGAGCGTCGCGAACCGCGTGTCACCCGTCGAATTCAGGTGTATCTCGCCCTCAGTGAAATACTTGCTGTACCCTAAACACCAGTATTCAGTACCGACGTATTCCGCGCCGTAGTTGCCGCACACCTCCTGAAGGGTGGAGAGGCAGTTCGCCAAGCCGTTCTTGCTCTGCAGGAGCGCGTGCAGGTTGCTCCACGCCCAGACAGCGGAGAACACGACGACGCGGGCATTCGGGAAGGCCCGCCGGGCGTCCGTCAAGAGGCTCACGATGCCGTTGTAGACGTCCTTTCCGGCCATGGCGTCGTTGCCGCAGTCCGCGATGATGACGTACCTCACGTCGTTGTTGCTGAAACTCCCGTCTGCGATCGCCCTGTTGAGCTGGACGGAGAAGTTGTTGGCACCGTCCGTCATGCCCGTCCCGCCGACAGCGAAATTCTTCTCAGCGATGCCCATCGCCTTGCACATGAGCGTCGGCCATTTGCCCTGCACCACGTTCGAGGTGCCGACGATCACCGCACACACGTCCGGGGTAGCGGCATTCTTCAGCATATAGCGGGAGTCGGACTGCGCCTTCGTGTACCGGTCGTTCACCTTCGCGAACAGGTCGTCGTAGCACTTGGCGACCTGGCCGGCGGCATCGGCCTTCGCCCGAGACTCGGCCTCGCCGATCTTCTGGTCTATCTGCGCGACCACCTTGTGGTCGGCGTCCACCGTCGTCTCCGCTTGCTTAATCCGGGTCTCCATGCTGTTGAACTTGGATGTGTCCTCCTGTGCGCGCACATCCAGCTTGCGCATGTCCCCATTGTAGTCGCCCCTCCACGTAGGCTTGTCGGTGTCGATGAACTGGCTGAGGCCCAGCGCCTCCGTCTTGTTAGTGCTCGCCATAGTCTGTTCTCCTTAAGGTCGTTAGGTCAGCGAGTAGCGTGGTCGGTCTTGTATTCGGGGTCCAGGTCCCATTGGCGGGCTGTCCAGTTGGCCTCGTCCAGCGCCTGAGCCGTCGCCCCGATGTCATCGGCGCCCTTAGCGAACCTGGCGTGTGTGCGCACATTGTCGTAGAGGACTGCCAGCGCCTCCGAGACGGTTCGATCTGTGCGCCCCCACACCGGGTCGTGGACGATCATGTCCTTAGCGCCGCGCTGCGCCAGGCGCCGGTAGAGCTCGTCGATCGCCCGGGCGATCTTGTCGTCCGTCTCTTTACGCAGCCGGGATTCAAGATCGATCAGGCGTGCGTCGATGTCGTTTGCGAGCGCCACGACCTTATTAACCGTGTCAATGATCCGCTTATAGTTCTGGATCAGGTCTTCCAGTACCTCTTGGTAAGAGTACGCTTCGCGCTCCGCAAAAGGCGTGATATTCGTCAGCGGAGTGTTCTGCAGATCGAAGAACGGGACGTTGTTTATAGGCATGCGGTCTCCTTCACTAAATCCAATACCCCCAGCCCCACATGGCGCCGAAACCCATGTATGAATCGCCCCCGACATAGTTATCGTTGGACGTCCAAAGGCTGAAGAACAAGTCGGCGAGTTCCCCGATCACCATGCGGTCGACGTTGATCAGGCTCGCCCTGTACTCCATGATCAGCGACGACGCCGACTGGGACCTGCCCGTCGAGTGCGACGTGGCGTGCGTCGTCTCGTCGCCCTTCGCACTGGACTTCGACGTGTTGTCCGTTTCAGAGGCGCCCTCCGTTCGGCCGCCCGACTTCGTGCCGGTCACCGCGTAGTCGCCGTGCTGGTTGATCGCCGTGTCCGGATAGCGCATATCCCGCGAGTCCGACTCGGAGGCGCCGGAGGTCCGGTTCTTCGTCGTCCCCGATCCCTCATTGCTAGACGACGACGTATGCGTGCCGTCGGAGACAGATGAGACGTCCATGGTGGACAGCGGGTCGAACTTGATCCGCGCCGACTCATACAGCTGGTTGTAGTAGGGCATGACCAGCTCCAACCGGTGCCGCAGCTGATGTGCGAACATGGCGACCGTCTCGTAGGCGGTCTCCCTGAACCAGTAGTGGTCTTTGATCAGCTTGTTCAGATGCGGCCTGTAGGCTTCGTCGAAGATCGGGTACGCCTCCAAGCCGAGCTCGGCGTCATTGTATCGGGCGCACACATCCCGTAGTTCTATTGTGAAGTCAGCCATCGAAGCCCTCCCCCAAATCGTTGATGCCGCGCACCTGTTCCCGGCTGTGCCGCCAATGCACGGACACGTTCAGGCCGTACCGCTCATTGATGGCGTCCGCGGCTTCCTGGCGGGCGCCGATCGCCACGCCGCGGAACGCTGCGGTCTGGCCCTGAATCGCCTCCACCTCGTCGTCGACAAGCCGTTCTTTCTTGTCCGGCGGGGCGCATTGGATACCGAGTGCGAGCATCGCGTCGTCCCATATATCTTTCTTGACGCGGATCGCATCCGATATCGCGTTCGGTGACTGCCTGTTGTCCAGCGCCTGCACCGACTCGGCCAAACCCCTGCCCATGTCGTCTTTGACAGTGAAGATCACCGGTTGTCCTTCGGCCACCTGCCGGTAGAAGTTCTCCCCAGCCAGTCGTTGTTCCTGGCTGAGCGCCAGGATCATCGGACTGCGCGAGTTGAGGGCGTTGACGCGCACCGTCTCGGCGGCCTCCGCCAGGGCGGCCGCGTAGTAGTTGACGACCCACTGATCGTTGACCCTGTTTCTGTTCGTCCAAATCGGGACGCAGTCCTTCGACGATATCTCCCGGTTGATGTACCGGTTGCCGGTCACGCGGAACGTCTTCGGGTCCCCGTATACGTCCACGTCGCCGGTGCCCGCGGCGTGCAGCGCGAAGAAGGCATGCAGGCGCGGGTCTTCGAAGAAGACCGCGAGACCGTGCCTGTGCAGCACACGCTCTAAGTAGCGCTCGTTGACCGTTTCGGGCAGGCCGTCCCATACGAACCGCGCTTCGGCCAGGCCCCAGAGCATATTCTGGTAGAGCATGAACTCGCCGCCGCGCATGGCCTTCGCCCTATTGGGGCGGAAGCGGCCGTCGTTCGCCCTGGACGGCTCCACACCGCCGATCAAATCGCCGTTTGTCAGACCCTTCGTGCTCGGCATTACAGCTGCACCACTTCCTTCGGGCCGTTGTCGAACAGGTGCATTTCGGTTATCTCCTTCGGTTCGTCCCACACGGTGACGCCCTTCTCGAATATGCCGCGGATCGTCTCGGCGTGCATCTGCGGCACGGACGGGGCGTCGATCCGGCAGTCCGCCAGTTTCCAATATGTGAAGTGGGACATGAGCGTCAGGTTGTATGCGGACATGTCGACGGTGCGGTTGCAGCGGTAGCCGAACCTCGCGAAGTGTTCGGCGACGGCCTGGATCGCACCCCTGTGCGGTGTCTTGAGCCGCACATCCACCATCCACCCGGTGGTGGCGAGCATGAAAGCGTCGCCTCCTATCTGCCCGGAGATAGACGGCTGCGTCATCTTCGTGTCCTGTATCTTCGCTTTCAGGCCGGCCAGGGTATTCGAGTAGTCGCCCTTCGCCACCATATCGGCGTACTCTTTGTTGGTGTCCCTGTTGTAGGCGGCCTGTGCGTTCTGCAGTCCTGTGAGCTTCGCCGCCAGGTTGTTGGTGATAGCAGTCGACTGGGAGGCAGTGGAGTTAGCCAGGTCGGTCTGCGCGTTCCTCGCGTTGGCGTCGATGTTGTAATTCGAGTTAGCCATGTAGACGCCCATGCCGGTGCCGACGACGCCTTTGACGGCGCCACCGATGTCCCCCGACAGAAGGCTGCCGATGGCGCCCATGCCGCCGGAGACGCCCTGCTGTATCATGCTGTTCTGCGTGTGGCCCCACGCGGCGTCGTTGGTGATCGCCGTCGACTGGGATCTGGCCGCGTTCGACAGGGCTGTCTGGGCGCCTCTGGCCGTGTTGGACGCAACCATGGACTGCCGTGCCGTGCCGATCGCGTAAGAGGCCTGGTCGTAGGCGACCTGGTTGCCCTGCAGCGCCTTTTGCTGAGACCAGTCGGCGGACTGGTAGGCGAACGCTATGCTGTGCGCCTGAGAAGCCAGGGCGTTGAGGCCCGAGTTGTTGGGGACGGAGAACATCGGGAAGTTTGTGAAGAACAGTGAACCGTCGAGGAACGAGTTCGACAGCGGGTTGCCGGTGGCGTTGTCTTCCGACAGGTAGTCGCGCAGCCACACCACCACACGGGGCCCGGGCGGGGAGAAGTGCTGCAGACGGGACAGCGTGACTCTCCCGCCGCCCGGCAGGTATTCGGGGCGCACAGCCATCGACTGGCCTTGGTAGTTCGTGAGTTCGATGAACAGGTAAGGCGATGTGACGAGCTTCGTGTAGTTGCGCTGCCAGTCGGCGAGCCTCGCCTTATCGAGTAGCTCCAAGGCGCCGCCGTTGAAGAACGTCTGGTCACGGCCCCACATGACGTCGCCTTCATGACCCGACTTGCGGGATCGGATGATCTTGATTGCGTTCGGGTCTACGCCCTGCCGGAACTTGTCGTGGACGTTGTCCGTGTTGTGGGAGCCGATGATCCGGTCGAACATGTCGTCAGGCGTCGGAAGCACCACGATCATCTGGACGCCCTGCGCGACCCACGGGAAGGGCGACATGGCGGTGGCGAAGAACTCGAACGTACTGATGTCGCGAACGAGGATGATGTCACACCCATTGGGCAGACCTTCGAAGGCGGAGCCTTTCGCAGTTTTCAAACTGGGGTTGGTGGTATCGCCCGGGTCGGAGGAAAAGTCAGTGGAAGAGACGAGCATGATGCTGCAGTTCGCGAGCGTCGCCACATTGTAGCGTTCGCTGTAGCGCACCATGTAGTCGGAGCCTAGATCGAGGCCCTCCGCCTCACGGAGGACGTCATGCTGGCGGCCTCTCCATGTGGCGGCCACCGGCAGGTGGCCTTGGACGACGAAGGCGTTGCGCAGTCTGACGTTTCCGCAGTAGGTGGTCCATACGTCCAGCTGGACGGACAGCAGTGTGGCGTCGGGGGCGACCCGGACGACGTCTTGGATGAAATAGTAGAAGACTGTGGGCCGCTCCTTGTCGGGGTGCAGCTTCGATATCTTCGGGTTGACGACCCGTACGTAGTTGTATTGGACGCACGTGGAGAACGGCTCGTCTAAGACGACTTGTGAACCGTAGTCGATAGTCTGCGCGTTCTTCAGCGTGAGGTGGTGTGCGTCGGGCCGGTCGATGTACGATGCCCTGTGCGCGTAGTCGCGCCACTGGACGATGTCCCGATACGTGGAGTCCCACGCCACTTTGGTGAGTGTGACTTCGGCCCCGGCAGACCATTCGCTGACACTCGGCATGTGCGCACACCTCCTTGCGTATATTGGGAGGGGCGCCGGGAGAGAAAGGAAGAAACCGGCGCCCCTCAGGGGCTCCTACTTGACAGTGACGACGTAGGGGCCGTAGGAGACGCCGTCGGCTCCTGTGACGGTGATGGTCACTTTGTAAGCGCCGTTTTCACCGTTGGCGGTTTCGACTGTGTAATCGAGCATCCGCCCATGCGGGAACGTGTTGTTCGCCGCCTCCTTGATCAGCTCGTCCTTCTTAGCCCGCGTGACAGTGTACTCTTTGGTTTCGGGTGTGAAGGATTTGCCGATCGATCGTCCGAGAACGGTGAGACCGGTAATGGACGACGCGCGGTCGGGCCAGGCGGGCACGTCGGCGCCGGACTTGACGGCGAAGGCGCCGTCCTTGGAGGCCGCGTCGCATTCGACGCGGACCTTGACAGGGCCCTTTTCGAGGCGCCCGACGGTGAGCGCCCCGCCAGCCGACACGGTCGTGCGGTTGTCGGTCGCAGAGATAATCGTCCACTTGAGGGCGGGGTTGCCGCCGCCGCCGGTGACGGACTCGACGGTGAGGCGGTAGACGCCGCCCTTTTCGAGTTCGCTGGGCTGCGTGCCGTCGGGCGCGTAGCACTCGACGTTGCCGATGGCGGTGACAGGGTCGACGATATCGATGACCTCGTCGTCGGCGCCGGTCCAAAACATCGCGGTGGGCGCGAAGCGCGAACAGGAGATGGTCTGATGGTGGTGGTAGAACACGTTGTACGTGAGCGGATCGGTCGGCACGTCGATCGTGTTGGTCTGGATCAGGTGGTCGTAGACCTGGAAGAAGTTCTTGTCGACGACGGCGGCCTGGAAGCGCGGGTCGGGGACGAGTCTCTGAGGTAGCTCGATGACCCTGTACTGGACGTCGGCGCGGTCGATGTTGAACGCCCACGCGAGGGCCTCCACGTCGAGCGCTGCCCTGACGGCCGGCGTGGTGAGCAGCACCATGTCTTCCGGCGTGGAGTGGACGGGCATGCGCGCCGGGTTGTAGGCGGTGGACTTGAATGTCATCTCGCCGGCCACGGTGCGCAGCTTGCGCAGAAGCTCGGTGGCGTCTTCCTTGACGGAGCCGGAGCGCGCCACGTCGGGGACGTGCACATGGTAGAAGCCGCCGCGCACCTCGTACTTGTTGAGCAAGCTGACCATGAGGTTGAATTCGTCCCACTGGTCCGACTCATAGGGCGCCTGCGTCTGGCGGTCGATGAGTTCGGCGACGTCGCCGCCGTTGAGGAAGGCGGACTGAATGAGAGCCTTTTCAACGGAGACCTTGTAGCGGTCCATGCGGTTCTTCGTGTGGAAAGCGGTCTCCACGCGGAAGTCCGCGCGCCCGAAGATGAGCTTGGCGTCCGCGTCGTCGTTGGGATCGTAGGCCGCGGCCTTGAGAAGCCCGGTCTGGATTTCCTCCACGCCGTTGCCGAATTCGATCATGCCCTTCTTGAACTCGGCGAGCGGGTTGGTCCAGGCCCGCTGGGTGGCGAAGATAGGGACGAGCTGGTTGAGAAGAGAGGTGCAGATGGGGTTCCACAGGTCGCGATGCTGAGCGAGGTAGTCCAGGGTGCGGTCGATCCCCGCCTGCGTGGGCGCAGGGATGCGCTTCTTATAGCCCATCGACGCAGCGTTGATAGCGGACTGAAGCAGCTGTTCGTTAGTGGTGCCGGGTCGGAGCGCCGGCGTCTTGAGTGCCATTATTAGTCAGCGGGTCCTTTCGTCAGGCCAAGAGGTCATAGATTTGCAGGTCTTCAGGATCGATATCATCGTCCAGCACGTCAACGTCGGCGGCTTCGTCCAGCGCTTCTTCTGTGACGATCGCCCTCAGTTCCTTGCATTCGTCCAGCGCTCGCTGTGCGAGGGCCCTGACTTCGTCGATGAGCTCGGACAGGTCGGCCTGGACAGTTTCCTGTTCGGCCTCCAAGGGTGCGGCCTCTTCAGGGGCCTCCGTCTCGGTGGTCTCTTCTACGGCCACGCGTTCCTCCTTATGTGTAGGTCTGAGCGGGGGGTACTGCCCGCCTTGGTCGAAGGGGTGTCAAATCCATCCCCGGCCGGCAGGTGTCAGCCTGTGACGCCCAGCCGTGGTCTCCGCCGCGGCACGGCAGAACCCCACCTGAGACATAGTGTACCACACGTCGGTTCATGTTAAGATAGACGAAGCATAAAGAGGCCCCGCTTTCCAGTTGGACGGCGGGGCTCTCCTATCCTGTGTGCGCTAACAAGGGGCGAGAGCGAGACGCCGCGCTCGAACAGCGTCCGCGTCGTTCGACCTTATAGGCATCTTCGCGGCTGCGACCTGCAACTCCGCCTCCATTCCCGGGTCGTTTTCATACACAGCGTCATCGGCTTTGAAAGACCACTCCCCTGAGGCGCGGTAGGGCATGTCGCAGCTGCGCACAGTCTGACCGATACGATATGGAACGTAAGCGGGGACGAGACTGTCGATACCCGGAACGTACGTCAGGGAGGGGAGGTAGTCACGACCTTCGAGGTCGCGCAAGGCAATGCGGTCCCACCGCCGCTTCTGAAGGAACGACGGCGCCCTGTACCCGGCGAAATGCAAGTTCGCATACTCCTCGACGGTCTCGTTCTCTCCATCTGCGGTCGTATGCTCGTCTAGTACGGCGTATCGGCGCAAACCCAGATAGCGCACAGTGACATTGCGTTCGCGCAGCGTCCACTGGCCGAGAAAGTCGTCGCGGTCGCCGACGGAAACGCCGTCCAACTGCACGTCGGACGGGTCGATGCCGACGAGGTGGACGGAGTCCGTGTCGTAGTAGACGACGTTCCTTTCGTAGCGGCGTAACGCAGCGGTCAGGATGGCACGACCGTAGGCGACGATGAACACTTGGTGGAGGAAGAGCGAGCCAGGCTCGTGGTCCGTGTACCCGACCGTTTCGACATCGAAGCCGTATCCGTCCCGATAGACGGCCCTTTCTTTGTACTTACGGTAGCGCATCGCCAAAGAGCCGAAGAACGAGTTCATCTTCTTCTTATAGAACTCTTTAACGACGCCTTCGCTGTTCTTCTTGTCACAGTACCAGGCGTCCACACAGTCCTTGTAGAGGCCGGAGACGGAGTCGAAGACGATGGCGACCTGCACGTCGGCGTCTTCGACGTTAATGGCATTGCCGTATGTGTGGTACAGCGTCTCACTGTACGTGTGGCGGTAGTCGACGCTGGTCACCCACTGGGACGTACCGTCCGGCAGTTCGACGTCGGCGACCCACAGACCGTCGTCGGGTAGGTCGCTCAACGTGTCGGCCGTGTAGTCTCGGACGCCGGACCCGGTGGGCAGGGGCATGCATGAGGCGATGGCGGGGTAGAGGGAAGAGACGTCCCAGATGTCGACGCCTTTCACGTCGCCCGCGTCGCGGAGGACGCCGCACAGGCCGCCGGAGCCGTCTAGTCGTCCATCGAAGTCGGTGCCGAACAGGCTGGGGTGTTCGCCCATCTCGTCCTTGACGTAGTCGGCGAACTCGGCTTGGGCGATCGCCATGGGGGCGAAGGCGTCGACAACGTCCAAACGGGTGCTGTGGAGGATGCCGCACACCCACTCGGTTTCGTCGTCTAGACCGGCAGGCGGCACCTGCGGGGGGGCGGAGATGTAGTCGCGGAGCGAACGGACAGTCGTCTTATAACGGGCGCCTTTCGCGTACAGGCGGGCGGGGTACTTGAAGGACGTGAAGCCGGGCTTCGTCAAAGCGAGCTCGGCTTCCCCCTCGTCGAAGAGGCCTTCTAGGCGGCAGACGGCGGCGATCCGGTAGACGACGGGCTGCCCCTCCCACACCCACACCCGCTTGTAGCGGGCGAGGGCGGGCAGGAGCGTGTCGACGCCCGTGTCGGCGTCTACGACGCCGGTACAGGATCGGACGAACCAGTTATCCGTCTCTAGGTCGTAGGCGAGGGCTGCGACGTCACTTGCCGCTATTCGCATCCGCTTTAGCGTAGGCGTGTATGATAGCCCGAACGGGTTCCGACGCATTCCCATACTTCTGCGACCCTCCTTCCAATGTCAACTGTGAGAAGTCATGTTTCTTCTCGTATTCGTAGGCGTCCCTAATGCGCTCCACGATGTTGGAGTGTTTGGCGAGGGATACGAGCGCCTTCTTGCTGAGGCCCTGTAGGTCGCGGACGAGGCGAGGATCTAGGACGGAACTGTCGCCTATCATCTTCGACAGCATACCCATATGCTTCTCGTACTGGGCATCCAGATAGCCGTTGGCCATACGCTTCTTGGCCTCCGCCTTTTCGGCGAAGGTGGATGCTTTCCCGAAGCGAAGGGCTTCGCGTTGCAAGCGTGAGAGTTTCGTCAAGTCGCGACGCGAACGGACGATATCCCCGTAGACTTTCTGGGCGTTGCGGTAGATGCGCTCTTCTAAGCCTTTCCGGATACGGGCGTTGTAGTCGGAGACGCGCTCGCCGGTAGCTAGATGCTCGAAGTCGCCGAAGGCTTTGTCCACGCTGGCCTGCAAGCGGTCTAGCCGGCGCTGTTGCCGAAGGAAGTCGTCTAGCCGGTAGGAACTGATGACTTCCTTCTTGGCTGTCAGGTAATATTGGTTGCCGCGGAGGTTGAAGCGCTTGAGACGGTCGATATAAGAGACGAGTTGCTTGTCACTCATGGTGCGCAGCTGTGCGTTAGTGCCGACTCGGGGATCGAATTCGCTGCCGGCGAGCTCGACGCCCCTCTTGCGGTGTGTGCGCATCTTGCCCATCGCCGTCTTGCGGGCCTTGGCAGCCTCATAGAGAAGCTCATGCCGTTTCACGGAAAACCTCGACAGGCCTGGTCAGGAGCGGCTCGCAGTGGGAGAGGCGCACAGCCCCCGCGTCGAGAGCGCGGAGCCAGGATGTGTCCAGACCGTGCGCTCGCTCGATGGCGAGACCGCGGGGCGCCAGCCACGCCTCCGGCGGCAGCGACGCCCACTTCGCGGCGGTCTCGGTGCGGAAGAGGCCGCACAACGTGTGGGAACCGCTCCAAAGGGCCGTTGTGTGGACGCTGTTGTCAGGCGCTCCGCTCGTCGGCGTGGATCGGCCCTCTTCGTCGACGGCGAAGCCCGTGTAGGGGCTGTGCTCGATTTCGATGAGGAATGGGATGAGGGACAGCGGCTCGTCGGCGCCGAGCGCCTCGCAAGCGGCGAGCGGGAGCCGGTAGTAGACGCCCGGTTCGGCGGGCTTGACGGCGGGCGTGGCGAGGATGTGCGTCAGAAGAGGGCGCGAGCCTGCATGGAGTGTCTCGGAGCCGCGGGGGAGGGGGCAACCGCTCCAATAGGAAGCTTGCAGGTAGTGTGTGGGATGCGCTGTCTCGCCAGGAAGAGGGCTACGGACGACTTCAAGCGACGACAGGTCCGTTTTGAGGGTCGTTTCAGGCATGAGTGGCACCCCTCTGACATTTGAGAGAAGAGACGGCGCGACGGACGCGTCCGATGAAGTCGGGGCGGGCGTTGCCGAAGGCGTAGGTGACGACGCGAGTGGGGGCGAGGTTGTAGCGGTAAGCGATTACGGCGAGCTCTTCGACGAGGCGGTCGCCGTTGGCATCGCACTGGCGGGAGTAGGAGGCGGCAATATCGATGCGCCGCTGATGGTACGTCTTATAGGCGTACTGTGCGGACTGGTAGGCGGGGTTGTCTGACATGGGTAATCCTTTCTCATTGATGTTCGGCCTGCCCCTCTCTCGGGGCGTGGCACCAGTAT